ACCCCGGACGCCGCTGGACCCCGCATGGAGTCCAGCGCGGCATCCGGTGTCCGGAATCCGGCCAGCATCCACCATCACATCGGAAACCACCCGACCATGACGCTGAGCTTCGCCCCCGAGCGGATCGAAACCTGGCCGCTGGCCAAGCTCCAACCCTACGCGAAGAACGCGAAGGCGCATGGCGCGGACCAGGTCGCCAAGATCGCCGCCAGCATGGCCGAGTTCGGCTGGACCGTGCCCTGCCTCGTCGCCGAGGACGGCGAACTGATCGCGGGCCATGGCCGGGTGCTTGCTGCGACGCAGCTCGGGCTGAGCGAGGCCCCGGTCATCGTGCTTGGACATCTGACCGAGGCGCAGCGACGGGCCTATCGCATCGCCGACAACAAGCTGACGGAACTCGGCAGCTGGGACGAGGCGCTGCTGTCGGCCGAGCTGCAGGACCTGCTGGCCGACGACTATGACCTGTCGCTTGTCGGCTTCTCGGATGGCGAACTGGACAAGCTGCTGGCCTTCGATCCGGACGGGGGCGGTGAAGAAGAAGGTGGCGCCGGGGGCTCCGTGCCGCCGGTGACCATCCCCGAACCGCCCCGCAACCCGGCATCGCGAACTGGCGATCTGTGGATCCTCGGCGACCACCGGCTGCTCTGCGGGGACTCGACCAGCCATGACGACGTGCGCCGCCTGATGAACGGCGAGCGCGCGGTGCTGTTCGCGACCGACCCGCCGTATCTCGTCGATTACGACGGCTCGAACCACCCGACCCGGAACAAGGATTGGTCGGCGTCCTACGGCACGACCTGGGACGACAGTTCTCAAGGCGCGGAACTCTACGACGGCTTCATCGCCGCGGCCGTGGCCGAGGCGATCACCGAGGACGCCGCCTGGTACTGCTGGCACGCCTCGCGCCGCCAGGCGATGCTGGAGGCCTGCTGGGAAAAGGCCGGCGCCTTCGTGCACCAGCAGATCATCTGGGTGAAGGATCGTGGGGTTCTCACCCGCTCGCATTACCTGTGGAAGCACGAGCCCTGCTTCATGGGCTGGCGGCGCCCGAACCGCCCGCCGAAGGTCGCCGAGCAGACACTGCCCTCGACGTGGGAGATGCCGTCCTTCGCCAAGGACGAACGCCCCGACCACCCGACGCCGAAGCCGCTGGACGCCTTCGGCATCCCGATGCGCCAGCACGTCGCCCGCGGCGGCCTCTGCTACGAGCCGTTCTCGGGCTCCGGCTCACAGATCATGGCGGGCGAGGCCAACGGTCGACGGGTCTTCGCGATGGAGATCAGCCCGGCCTATGTCGATGTGGCCGTGGAGCGCTGGCAGGCCGAGACCGGCAGGGACGCGATCCTCGACGGCGACGGTCGAACCTTCGTGCAGGTGAAGGCGGAGCGGCTGGGCGACAAGGCCGATGCCGCCTGATGGCCGTCTACTACAACGATGCCGACCCCGCGGCCTGCGCCTGGCTGCGGGAACTGATCGCGGCCGGGCTGCTGCCCCATGGCGATGTGGACGAGCGTTCCATCCTCGACGTCGAGCCCGCCGACCTGCGCGGCTTCGCGCAATGCCATTTCTTCGCCGGAATCGGCGGCTGGCCCTACGCACTGCGCCTCGCGGGCGTAGCAGAGGATCTGTCCGTCTGGACCGGTTCGCCGCCCTGCCAGCCATTCAGCCAGGCCGGGCAGCGCAAGGGACAGGACGATGACCGCCATCTCGCCCCGACCTTCCTGCGGCTCGTCGCAGCCTGCCGCCCTGAGCTCGTCTTCGGCGAGCAGGTCGCGAGCGCGGCAGTCCTCGGACCGGTTGGCAGAAAGTCTCGCGCGGCAGTTGAGGGCCCGACTGGCTGGGCGTGGTTCGACGCTCTGGCGGCTGACCTGGAAGCGGCATCTTACGCCGTCGCGGCGGCCGATCTGCCGGCTGCGGGCATCGGCGCGCCGCACATCCGCCAGCGGCTGTTCTTCGGCGCCGTCGCCTTGGACGCAGTCACTCGCGGGTTGGGCGACGGCCTCGGCGCGGGATCACAAGGACGGATCGGAATGCCGGTCGGTGCCGATCAATGCGCTGCTCGGCCGACAGGTCTGGCTGGCGGGTTGGCCGACGGCGATGGCGGGCTCGCCCGCCACGAAGCGATACAATGCGGCCGGCAACACCGATGCGAGCCGCAGGACGGTGAAGCTGGTGGACTGGTCGATGGTGCCGACCCTGCCGGGGCCAATGCGACGGACGGCGTCTGGCGAGATCCGGACTGGCTCCTCTGCCGCGATGACCGCTGGCGGCCCGTTGACCCCGGAACATTCCCGCTGGCTGATGGGATACCCGGTCGCATGGGGCTGCTGCGGGGCTACGGCAATGCGATCGTGCCGCCGCTCGCGGCGGAGTTCGTGACGGCCTTCATGGAGAGCCTGCGATGAAGCAGAGCCGGACCATGTCGATGGTCGAGGCCACGGCAAACGTTGTCGTCGGCTACGTTTTGGCCATCGCCACACAGATAGTCGTGTTCCCGTGGTTCGGGATCGAGACGGGGCTCGCGGAGCATCTGACCATCGGCCTCGCCTTCGTCGTTGTGTCGCTGGCGCGCGGCTACCTGCTGCGCCGGCTGTTCGAGGCCATCCGGATCCGGAACGTGAAATGAGCGCCCGCCGCCCCATGCGGGACGGCGGCATCGGGACCGTCGTGGTATGCGGTGTCAGTCCTCGGCGATCATGTACGCCCTGCCGCGCCCCTCGATCTTAACGGAGGTGATCGTCAGGCCGAGTTTCTTTTTCAACGCGCCGGCAAGCGCACCCCTCACCGTGTGCGGTCTCCAGTCCAAGGCGGCGACGATCTCGTCGATGGTTGCGCCACCCTCGGCGCGGAGCATCTCGATCAACTTCGCCTGCTTCGTTCCCTCGCGCGGTGTGCGCGTCTTGGGCGCAGCCTTCGGTTCGGTGGGGATGTCCGGCGCGGGCTCCTTGGTCGGCGCGTCCGTCGCGCCCGCAGGCGCGGTGTTCGCGTCCTCGGTCTCGATGCCGATGGCGGCGAACCCAGCGTCGGTGACTACCAGTGTGACGCCGTGGCCGTCGCCTGTGTCGCGCCAGACGGGCTCGCCCTTGCGCGTGTCGGCGTCGACCTCCTGCAGGAAGCCCTTGGCGAGCATCGCGCCGACCACCTTGGTGGCGGCCCCGCCGCGCAAGCTGCCGGGGAGCGGCAGGGCGATGCGGTCCTCGCGCTGTGCGGCGGCGCTGAGGATGATGGCTTGGGTATCGGAAAGCTTGGTCATGGGGTCGTCTCCGTATTCGGGCCCGCGTCATGCGGCGCCTTCTACGACCCCGAGCCGCGCAGGGCGCGCGGCGGGAGTTCCGGCGGTGCCGGAGATCAGCGGGCGTGCTCGCCCTCGCCGAAGGCGCTGTCGGTGATGCGCTTCAGGAGGCTGGCGTAGTGTTCGAGGGTGCCGACCATGGCCCAGCCCGCCTCGTCGGGGTGGCAGTTGAAATGGTCGTCGCTGAGCGCCTGCAGGCGGGCGAGCATCTCGTCGATCTCGGCCTTCTTGCCGATGAAGGCCGCGAGTGCGGCTTCCTTGTTCCGCCGGGCCTTCTCGGCGCGGAGTTCGTGGCGCGGGGTGGTGATCGGGTTCAGGCGGCTGGTCATCGTGGTGGCTCCTTGGTGAGTTGCATCGCTTCGCTGGAGTGACGTTCGCTCTCTCCGCCGCGCTTATCAACTCGATAAGCACATGATATTGAATGATAATCGGAGCCGTCGATGCAGGGCATGAGCGAGCGCCAGTACGCCGCGCATGTCGGCCTATCGCGCGGTGCGATCCAGAAGGCGAAGACCGCCGAGCGGCTGGTCCTCTATCCCGACGGCAGCATCAACGCGGCCGCCAGCGACGCGCGGCGGGCGGAAACGACGGACCCGTCCAAGACCCGCAAGCCGCCCGCGCCGAAGCTGAAGCCTGTCCCCGAGGCGGCGGTGGCCGCTGTCGGCGACACGCTGCGCGAACAGGGGCTGGCGGTCCCGGCGGTGGGCGGCGGCACGACCTTTTTGCAGGCCAAGACCGCGAACGAGGTGCTGAAGGCGCAGGAGCGGCGCATCCGTCTGCAGAAGCTGAAGGGGGAGTTGATCGAGCGGGCCCGCGCGCTGGCGCTGGTGTTCCGGCTGGCGCGGGAGGAACGGGACGCGTGGGTGAACTGGCCCGCGCGTGCGGCGGCGCTGATGGCGGCCGAGCTCTCGGCCTCGTGCAGCGACGCAACGGGCCAGCAGATCACCGTGGAGCCAGCCGCGATGCAGAAGGTCCTGGAAAAACATGTACGCGCCCACCTCGACGAACTCGCCGAGGTCCGGCCCGACTTCCGATGAGAGCGGCGATAGCCTGACGGACTTCGACGGCGCGGCGGAGATCCTGCGGTCGTGGGGCAACGGGCTGCGGCCCGACCCGGACCTGACCGTGTCGGAATGGGCCGACCGGCACCGCATGCTGTCGGGCCGCGCCTCGGCCGAACCGGGGCGGTATCGCACGGTGCGCACGCCTTACATGCGCGAGATCATGGACCGGCTGTCGCCCGGCGATCCCACACAGCGGATCGTGTTCATGAAGGCGGCACAGGTCGGGGCGACCGAGGCCGGCAACAACTGGATCGGGTTCGCCATCCACCAGGCGCCGGGGCCGATGCTGGCCGTCCAGCCGACGGTGGAATTGGCCAAACGCAACTCGCGACAGCGGATCGACCCGCTGATCGACGAGAGCCCGGAGCTGCGGGACCGGGTGAAGCCTGCACGGTCCCGCGACGCGGGCAACACGATGCTGTCGAAGGAGTTCGCGGGCGGCATCCTGATCATGACCGGGGCGAACTCGGCGGTCGGGCTGCGGTCTACCCCGGCGCGCTACATCTTTCTGGATGAGGTCGACGCCTATCCGGCCTCGGCCGACGAGGAAGGCGATCCGGTCACGCTGGCGGAAGCCCGGTCGCTGACTTTCGCCCATCGACGCAAGGTGTTTCTGGTCTCGACGCCAACGATCCGGGGATTGAGCCGGATCGAGCGAGAATATGAAGCCAGCGACCAGCGGCGGTTCTTCGTGCCATGCCCGCACTGCAGGGCGATGCAGTGGCTGAAGTTCGACCGCCTGCGCTGGCAGAAGGGCAAGCCGGAAACGGCGGAATATCACTGCGAGGGCTGCGAGAGGCCGATCGCGGAGCACCACAAGACGGCGATGCTGGAGGGCGGCGAATGGCGGGCGACCGCCACGGCCGCCGATCCGACGACGGTCGGGTATCATCTCTCGGCGCTCTACTCGCCGATTGGCTGGCTGAGCTGGGAGCGGATCGTGCGGGCATGGGGCGCGGCACAGGGGTCGGACGAGGCGATCAAGGCGTTTCGCAACACGATCCTCGGCGAAACATGGGTCGAGACCGGGGAGGCCCCCGACTGGCAGCGGCTCTACGACCGGCGCGAGCGCTGGACATCCGGCACGGTGCCAGCGGGCGGGCTGTTCCTGACGGCCGGGGCCGACGTGCAGAAGGACCGGATCGAGGTCGATGTCTGGGCTTGGGGCCGCGGACTTGAGTCCTGGCTCGTCGATCACGTCGTGATCGAGGGCGGGCCGGATCGGCACGACGCCTGGTCGGAACTGACCGCGCTGCTGGACCGGTCGTGGCCGCACGAGCGCGGCGCGCATCTGCGCATTGCGCGACTGGCTATCGATACGGGCTATGAGGCCCCGGCGGTCTATTCCTGGTCGCGGGCGCAGGGGTTCGCGCAGGTGTCGCCGGTGAAGGGCGTCGAGGGGTTCAACCGCTCGAGCCCTGTGTCGGGGCCGACCTTCGTCGATGCGACCGAGGGTGGCAAGCGGCTGCGGCGCGGGGCGCGGCTCTGGACCGTGGCGGTGTCGACCTTCAAGGCCGAGACCTATCGCTTCCTGCGGCTGGCGCGGCCGACCGAGGAGGAGATGGCCGACGGGGCGGCGTTCCCACCCGGCTCAGTGCATCTGCCGCACTGGGTCGAGAACGAATGGCTGAAGCAGTTCGTCGCCGAGCAGCTGGTGACGGTCCGCACAAAACGCGGCTTCGCCCGGCTGGAATGGCAGAAGCTGCGCGAGCGCAACGAGGCGCTGGACTGCCGGGTCTATGCCCGCGCCGCAGCCTGGATCGCGGGCGCGGACCGCTGGCCCGACGAGAAATGGCGCGACCTCGAGGATCAGCTCGGGGCCGCGCCCACCGACAGCGATCCCGCCGGGCAGATCAACCGGCCGGGACAGGCCCCGCAGGGCAAGCGCCGCTCCGACTGGCTCGGGCGGCGGGAGGGATGGTTCTGAACATGACCGACTGGACGGAAACCGAGCTCTCGGCGCTGCGCCGGGCCTATGCCAGCGGCACGACCCGGGTCAGCTATGACGGCAAGTCCGTCGACTACGGCTCGGCCGAGGATCTGCTAGCGCGCATCCGGACCATCGAACGCGCCGTCGCGGGGACCACGCGGCCGTTGCCGGTGGCCGGGCTGGCGGGCTTCTCGCGCGGGGACCGGTGATGTCGGCGACCTGGTTCGATCACGCCATCGCATCGGTGGCGCCGCGCATGGCCGCCCGCCGTGTGATGGCGCGTCAGGCGTTCGAGACCCTGACGCGGGGGTATGACGGCGCCGCGCGCGGGCGGCGGACGGAGGGCTGGCGCGCGCCGGGATCCTCGGCCGATACCGAGATCGGCGTGGCCGGGGCGCTCTTGCGCGACCGGATGCGCGACCTGGTGCGCAACAACCCGCATGCGGCCAAGGCCGTGGCGGTGCTGGTGAACAACATCATCGGCGCAGGGATCATGCCGCGCGCCGCCAGCGGCGACGACACGCTCGACCGCAAGGTCGATGGGCTCTTCGAACGCTGGACAGCGGACTGCGATGCCGATGGTCAGCTCGACTTCTACGGGCTGCAGACGCTGATCTGCCGCGAAATGGTCGAGGCGGGCGAGGTTCTGGTGCGCCGAAGGCTGCGGCGGGCCAGCGACGGTCTCCCGGTGCCGCTGCAATTGCAGGTGCTGGAAGCCGACTTCCTCGACGCCACGAAATCCGGCGTCCTCGGCGCAGGACGGCTCGTGCAGGGGATCGAGTTCGACCCGGTCGGCAAGCGCCGGGCCTACTGGCTGCATGCCGAGCATCCGGGCGACGCCTACGGGGCCTTGCAGAACGGTCTGCAGAGTCGCCCGGTCCCCGCGACCGAGATCGCGCACATCTACGAGAAGCAGCGCACGCAGGCGCGCGGCGTTCCCTGGGGCGCGCCGGTGATCCGGTCCCTGCGCGATCTCGATGATTACGAGGTGGCCGAACTGGTCCGCAAGAAGACCGAAGCCTGCGTCACCGCCATCGTCTTCGGCGACGACGAGGCGCAACAGGGCATCGCGCCCTCCGTGGTCGATGCCGACGGCAACCGGGTCGAGCAGTTCGAACCGGGGCTGATCGCCTATGCCCGTGGCGGCAAGGACATCCGGTTCAACCAGCCGTCGGCCACCGGCGGCTATGGCGAATACAAGCGGGCCAGCCTGCACACGATCTCGGCCGGGTTCCGGGTGCCCTACGAGCTGCTGACCGGCGATCTCAGCCAGGTCAACTATTCCTCGATCCGGGCGGGTCTCGTCGAGTTCCGCCGCCAGATCGACGCCGTGCAGTGGCAGCTCTTCATCCCGATGTTCTGCGCGCCGGTGTGGCGGTGGTTCACGGAAGCCGCGTGGGCAGCGGGGCAGATCCCGTCGCCGACCGTGCCGGTGGAATGGTCGCCGCCGAAGTTCGAGGCGGTCGATCCGCAGAAGGACGCGATGGCGAACCTGCTGTCGATCCGCTCGGGCACCATGACGCTGGCCGAGGTGATCGCGAAACAGGGCCGCAACCCCGACGCGGTACTGGCCGAGATCGCCGCGACCAACGCCAAGCTCGACGCGCTGGGGCTGGTGCTCGACAGCGACCCGAGGCGCGTGACCAAGACCGGCAGTGCGCAGAGCAACGATCCGGCCGCCGATCCGGATGCAGACGAACCGGCCGATGACCCCTCCGCCGACGCGGATGAAACCGACCCGGCGCAGGCCGACCCCGACCGACAGGACTGACCCCATGGACACGATGATCGAACTGCCGGCCATGCGCCGGTCGGCGGAGCTTGCGCCAAACACGGCCGATGCCGACACCCGCACCGTCGAGGTGGTCTGGTCGGCCGGGGCCCGCGTCCGTCGCGCGACCTTGTTCGGCGAGCCCTATGACGAGGAGCTGAGCCTCGATCCGGCCCATGTCCGGCTCGACCGGCTGAACGCGGGCGCGCCGTTCCTGAAGGTGCACGAGCTCGACACGCTCGACGCGGTGATCGGCTCGGTCGTTCCGGGCTCGGCCCGGATCGAGAATGGCCGGGGAATAGCGCTGGTGCGGATCAGCGAGCGTGCCGATGTCGAGCCGATCTGGCGCGACATCCAGGCCGGGCACATCCGTGCCGTCTCCATCGGCTACCAGGTCCACCGCTTCGAGGTCTCGAAACCCGAGGCCGCGCGCGAACTCTGGCGCGCGGTGGACTGGACGCCGTTCGAGGTCTCCGCCGTCGCGGTCGGCGCCGATCCCGCCGCGGGCTTCCGCGCCCAGCATCCCCTTCACGACTGCGTCCTTCACCGCCGGGGCGCCCCTTCAAGCACGAAAGGACCGATCTCGATGACGGACAAGACCGAAACCCCGGCAAGCGACGCCGCAACCCCCACCACCCAGCCGACCGCGCCGGTCGCAACCGAGGACACCCCCATGACCGAGCCGAAAGCCGCTGCGCCCGACCCGAAGGTCGCCGCAGTAGAAACCCGCACCCAGCCGAAGCTTCAGAATACCGATGCCCCCGCTGCGCCCGACACCGAGGCGGTCGCCACCCGCGCCCGCGAAGCCGAGCGCGATCGCGTCTCCACCATCTACGATCTGGCCGGGCGG